AGTTGAAGCCTCGGATGCAACTGGTGGGTGTTCCTAAACCGACGCTGTTCGTTGGGAGCAACTGCAAACACTTTATTTACGAGATGGAGTCCTACCGCTTCCCAGAAGAAAAGCCCGAGCGCAACCCTAGCGACATTCCTGTTAAAGAGGATGACCACGGCCCTGATGCGATTAGATATTTCTTTCTACACATGAAGTACGGCATCGTGCAGGATGAAAAGCCTCTGACTTTTGAGCTGGAAAAACAAACCAATTCTTACGGTCTTCTGTAACGTGATACACTGAAAACATACGAAAAAAGGACAAAAAGATGCCAAAATACAATGAAAGTGACAGCAAAAACGATAAAAGTCAGTACGAATCCGAATATCGGAAGGATTACGAGAGTGACTGGGACGTTCATAGGAACGTCATCCAGGACTATGACGCCCTAGAAGCCATGATGCTCGGTTCTGTATACGATAGCGTCTCTCGTTCGGTCGACGGCTCTAAGATTACCGATAACTATGCCGCTACACTGGCTAAAGAGCGTGCTGACAGGGTTATCGCCAAACTTCCTGACGGTGAAACTCAAAGCGCTGGGCGAACTGACGTTGGTAAAGCAGCTTTCATGGATATCCTGCGGCAGAAATGGGTCTACCCAAACGCCAATGCTCAACATCCGTTTGTAGAGAAACTGGCGTTATGGCAGCTCTCCTCTGATGAATACGGCTGGTACCCGATGTTCTACGACTGGACGACTAGCTCGACAGGCTACGTTGGCCCGGACTGTTGGCTATGGAATCCTCGTAACTTTGTTCCGCAACAGGGTAAAATCTCAGTTAGTGACATGGACTATGCCCACGCTATTACCTGGCTCTCAAAGAAGCGCCTCCAAGATATTCTCGACAACGAGCAAGAGGGCGACGGCTGGAACCGGGACGCTCTCAAGGAACTTATCGAGCGAGTCAACAATAAGACCTCCGGCAATGACAATGATAAAGACACTTATATACAACGAGACCGCAATCCCTCGGGCGTCAAAAAAGGCATCTGCCTAGCTACAAGGTATGAATCTGGCCCTGATGGTGAGTGGTGTACGTTCGCTCCCGAAGATGGATTTGTAGAAGTTCGTAGACTTAAGAATCCTCACAAGAATGGCCGCATACCTTTTGTTATCAAATACTCGCAACCTTTCCCAGATTCTTTCTACGGCATCGGTTCCTTCCAACTCGACAAGCCGCTCCAGTTCGCTAGAGACGGCCTGACTAACTTCTACTTCGCTAATCTAAAACGAAACTTAGCTCCCGGAATCATAGTTAACGCCAACGGTGTTGTAAAACATACACTAGACGTTACCAAGCCTAACCCTGTCCTGATGGAGACCATCCCTAACTCTATCCGTCCAATGCCGACTAACACTGCAGGACTGTCCACCTATCAGGCAGCCATGCAGGCGCTTACAGGGGCTATGCTGGCTCGCAATGGTAGCCAGAATGCTGCCATCCCTGGGGCAGACGCTCTCAACCCATCCCAGGGTAAGACCCCGGCAGCTATCAACCTGTACTCTGATAAAGAGGCCACCACTGACGGCGCAGCTCGTCGTAGGATGGAGACTGCCATTGAGCAACTGACTGACGGCTTTTTCAGTCTAATCGCCAATATCGGTACGGAAGACATACCGGTCTCCTTGTTTGCTGAGGACATCGAGGCCATAAACAAAGCTGGCTTGACTGACGTCATGGGTCTGTTCACCACTAACCCGTTCACCGGCGAACAAGAAGTAGGCAGTCCCAACTTCAAGCCTGATGCTACGATGACGGCTGGCGACCTGGTGATAAATCCTGAAGCTCTTAAGGGTGTTGAGTATCGCTTTAGCATCGCTCCCAACTCTACGATGCAGGTCAATAAAGAGAAGCAGCTTCAGTCACTACAGGGCTTCGTGCAAGACCTGGCGGGCTTCCAGAACATCATTAAAGATGACTCCCGCATTCAGATACATCCAGACAAGATTGCCGCTGCCTACGGGGCTCTCATTGACCTACCGCAAGCTGACGAGTTTATAACTGTTGGTGAGGGTCCGAGCCCTCAAGAGCAGCAGCTCCAGCAAGAGAACGAGCAGCTGAAGCAAGAGATGCAACAGATGCAGCAGGAGGCTCAAATGAAAGAGATGGACGACAAACTTGGCCAAATCCAGTCGGCTGAAGCAGCGCAGCCCACAGGCATAGCCAACCACGCAGGTTTGTATAAAGACCCAGATATAGCAAACGTAGCAGCTGAGATAGGAAAGATGTAACATGGGACCAGATAATGTACTGATGGGAGACTTGAGCACTGTCGACCTACCGCAGATGCAAGTAGATGAACAAACTCTTGTCGATGAGAAGAAGCTAGCTAAGTTCTCACGAACGGCCGAGTTTAAGCGTCTTAAAGAGTGGTGTGAGGGTCGCATCGAGTTTTACCAGACTAAGCTTCCTAATGGTGCTGAAGTTGGCCTGGACGTCGTTCCGAGTGCTGAAGACTGGCGGGTTGCTAACAGGGTAATCGGCGAGTTTAGAGCCTTACTTAATCAGTACGAGTTAGCCAAAGATATAGTTGACCAGGAAAGAAATGGGCAGTAATTACTACCACCCGGACAGTGATTTCTACCGCAAGACTCTAAAGGTTGAACCTCCGTCTGCTACTGCTCATGTTACTGAAGAAGACATGATAAAGAATATGAAGCAGCTGAAGCCTAACTCTTGGGTGCTGCGAGGAAATCAGCTAGAGGGCATGACGGAGATGGGCAAACTTGTCCAGACAATCAGCTCAGATTACATCTGTACTGGCACAGACGAGCAAGGCTTGCCTAAATTACAACGGGTGCTATTATAAACATAACGGGTCCGCCGCCGTATACGTGGTGAGTAAATAAACAAAGTCGTCGACCGGACTATAATCGAGGTCAGAAAGAGTTAGAGATGGCAAACGAACCAACTACCAACGATAAAGTTGAAGAGGAGGTCGTACTAGCCGACCCTGCTCAAACGCCAGCTGATGAACCTGCGGGAGTGCAGCCACCAGCCGACGAGTCAGAAGAAACTCCAGCCGAAGCAGCTACCCCAGAAGAGCCGAACGAAGAGGAAGCGATTCCAGAAGAGAAGCCACCTTCACACAGGGAACAAATGCGGATTCAGCAATTACTGCAGAAGTACGGCGACCCTCGCCAACCTCAGCAAGCACCTTCCCAAGCTCAACGTAACGACGCACTGGACTACCAGACAGCTCTAGATGCCGACCCAGAAGTTATCAGACAGCTGGAAGCCGACAGACAGAGAGAAGGCCAAGCCCAATACCAAGCCGGAGCGGAATCTACCAGAGCCGAAATTCGTACCAGTGAGTGGCGCACCTTACTAAACTTTGATGCCCCACAGACGGAAACAAAATATCCTTGGTTAAACCCTAAAGATAAAGAGAATTTTGAACCAGCCCTGGCCGACGCCGTAAACGAAGAGTACAAGCGTCTCGTGGGATACGATGAACGAACCGGTCTAGTAGACCGTCCCGACATCCGTTATCCAGACTTCGTAGAAGCGAGAGTCGAACTATCAACTCGTCTCGCCAAAGCTATGAATGCCAAGACCGTTGAGAACGTCGCAAAGCAAAGCGCCCAAACAGGCTTACGCCCAGACGGTAGCTCCGCTAAACGATTAAATCTGAACCAGGCCCCTGAGGATATGTCTATCGATGAGCTCTATGCCAAGATAGGCCAGAAGCCTCCCAAATAAACCTTAAAACAATAGAAAAGGAATAACACCATGGCAAACCCAACCACGGGTTCCAATGTTACTCTTTCGATTGCCCAGACTTCACAATATGTTCAAGAAATCTGGAGTCGTGAGATTCAGCAACCATTTGATAAAACTCTGCAAATCGCCAAGTTAGTGAAAGACCTCAGTGGTCTTGCTAAGGGTGGCGGTGACCTAATCCGTTCTCCATTCACTGCTGCTGTTAACGCCCGAGCTAAGTCTGCGTCTACCGACCTGACTTTCGACTCACCTGAAGGCGCACCAGTAGTCTTGAACATCGACAAGAACTACTATGTTGGTGTCAAGATTGAGAACATCGCTAGTGTCCAGAGCAACTACGACCTCAAAGCCGCTTTCTACGAAAGAATGGCTGAAGCCCTAGCTCGCCAAATTGACACTGACGGCCTAGCTCTTTACGCATCTGCTGGTACTTCGGTATCTGGTGGTGCTGCAATTGACGACGCTGACATTCTGTCAGTCGTTACTACCCTCGACCTCGCCAATACCCCTATGGACATGCGCCGTGGAATTGTTGGCCCTTACACCAAGGCCGACCTAAGTGGCGTCAATAAGTACACCGCCTACGACCAAACTGGCAAAACCGGTAAGGCTGTCGACGGTTCTGGTGGTTTAATAGCTAATGTCTATGACATGGATGTCTACCACTCTCAGAACGTGCCTACTAGCTCAACTGGTCGTAACCTGTTCTTCCACAAGAACGCTATCAGTGTTGCTAAACAGCAAGCTCCTAAGTTCTCAACTCAATGGATGGTTCGTTCAGACGCTTGGGAAACAAGCCTGACCACTATCTACGGTTGGGGCGTTGAGCGTGCCGCTAGCTTGGTAGAACTTACACGAACAACTGCTCCTTAACACAAACTAAACTTAGAAAGGACATTTACAATGTCTGCAAAATCAACGTGGGTAGGAGATGGTACTCGTGAGATTTACACTGCTTCAACGCAAGCAGGTATAGCTACAACTATTGCTCTATCTACAACTCAAACAGGATTCACGCTGACAAACCCAGCGGGTTCCGGCAAGACCTTAGTTTTGCTTCGGGTTGACTGTGCCGTATCAGCCGCTCCGGCTGGTGCTGCTCCATTGGTCTTATCGGCCAATGTTAACCCAGTAGCCGCAGCAGTCACTCAGACTACTGCCCTAACTGTTCGTCGAGCAAATCTCGGCGTAGCAGGAACAGGTGCAGGACTAGCCGCTTCAGGTGTAACTTTGCCAGCAGCTCCAGTAGTTGTTGCCGCACTGCAAGCTCCTATCGCAGCTTCCTCAATTACCCCAGCTGGTATAAATGTATCCTTCGATGGTAGCATTTGTATCGCTCCAGGGTGTGCTCTCAACCTAGCGTCAATCACCACTGCCGTAACTGGCATCTGGTCTATGACCTGGGAAGAGGTCTCGGAAATTGGCTGACCTTAGGCCAACAGCTTATCTTTCTTAGATAAGTTACAGAAGGGGTGTGCTAACTGAAGGTTCGAAACTTCATGAAGCCCCCCTTTTGATATTGGTATTTTATGGTCTATGTGAAATGCACCCTCGATGAGTAAGTTACAGAGTGGGCAAATCCTAGACTCCCAGTTGTGGATTTGAGTTTTGTCAATCTTCACGCCCGTAATCTTAACCTCCCTAGCTCGCTGATAAATAGCTCGCTCAACCTTAGTCTTCTGCCGATACTCTTTCTGATAAGCCTTTACCCGCTCTTTATTATTGTGCTTCCACTCCCTAAGAGCCGCCAGTACCTCTTCATGATTTCTTTCTCTATATCCAGACTGCCAGATAGCTTGACGCTCTCTTATGGCTTCACGGTGTCTCTCACGATAGACACGATTATACTCACGGTTTCTGGCTTTTCGCTCTTCGTCTGGTGTAAGATGTTGTTGCGACATGGGACTTCACCTCCTGTGTCGTTTTAAGTTGTTGCTTTAATTATACCATGGGTTACAATGAGGGTAGTTTAGGCAGAGAAAAGCTTCCAGGTCGATGGATGCCCGAGTATCAAAGAAAGTCCTCGCTCTCTTAAACAAAAACAATTAAACAGAAAGAGAGGATAGCTATATCCCATCACGAAATGAATTAGTAATCCGAGCTCACGCTGTCGGGATTACGCCATCAAACTATCCTAATGACTCTAAATTAGAGCAAAAAGTCCTGTACATGGAGAAGAACGGTACTACATATACCGAGACTCTGGGTACGGGCGTTTTAACAACTGACGCTACTGATTACTCAGCTGGCGATACCCTTACCATCGGAAACCGCACCTATGTCTTCAAGGGCACTGCTCTGACAGGCGTAAAAGCGACTTCCACGATGACTAACGCCACCAGCTTTAGTGCTGGTGAAACGCTGACTATTGACGGACGTACTTATACGTTCCAAACTAGCCCAGCCAAGATTAACGATATCGCTATCGGTGCCAGTGTTGCTATATCACTAGACAACCTCAAGCAAGCTATTAACCAAGGTGACACTCTGTATCCATCGGCTCCGACTAATGAAGGCTCCGGAACTAACTGGCATGCTGATACCGTTCGCCACCATAGCGTGGTCGCTACGACTAATGCTGCTACCACTCAGGTCATTCAGGCCAAGGAGTACGGCACAGCTGCAAACAGCTATATTACTTCTGAGACAGCCGCTACGGGTTCTTGGACTAGTACAGTTATGGCCGGTGGTGTTGCTGAAGTAGCTGACGAAATCTTAATCCAAGTATCTCCAGCAGTGACCCTAGACGTCATCAAAGACGTCATCAACGGCACTACTGTTACGGGTGCTGCTGGTACAGATTGGTCAACAACTACTAAAGCCCACGGCCAGGTCACTGCAACCACCAATACAAATACTCAGCAAACCGTAGCTGCTCGTAACGCCGCCTTTGACAATGCCTCAGTAGCTACAACTACCGTATCGACTGGTACTCACTACTCATGGGGTGGTGGTACACTAGCTTCTGGTGTTCGTGGTGTAATTGCGGTTAACACTTCAACCGCTGCTGGTTCTGCTGGTGTATCTGGCGACAAGAATTTGATTTGACGTATTTAGTATATGAAATGGTTTAGACGCAAGCCCAAGGTAGACCCTATGCGGAATCCTTGGCTAGATATAGAACACGACCACGACTGGTTGCCTGTGATGAACGGCACAGAAGAAAACTGTGGTCTATGTATGGTTCGCAGGAAAGTAAGCGGGAAGAGGAAGTCATGAACGACAAAGTAATGACCACGACGGTAAATGCTGATGGTCAGGTTGTGCGAGTGATTGCTGACACAGCAGCAGCTCTAGCTACGGCCGTTACAACTAAGAAATTGGATAGAAAGAAAGGATTTAACAATGTTTGAAACTGAGGTTACAACCAAAGACGGCCACGTTAAGCGTGTCGTTGCTGGCTCTCAAGAAGAGTTAGATGAGGCTGTGAAAGTCCTCAAGAACGACGTGCAAGCTGTGAGCCCCGACTTACATGCTCCAGCCGAGCCCAACGCTATCGTCAGCCCTGAGAACAAAGCTGTAGAAGATGTGCCAGCTTTCGTGGACAATAGTGTAGAGGTTGAAGAGCCTGTCGTAGAGGAAGCTCCTAAGAGCAAGCCAGCTCCCAAGAAGTAGCCAGTCTCTACAGACCATTTGGCCTCTTGCGTAAGCAAGGGGCTTTTTGT